AAATTGGTTGGTACATCAACTAATCAGGCTAGCCCACCAATGATCAGAAGATTTAGAGCGTTAGGGTTGGCATGACACTCATACCAGTAAAAGACCAACCAGGTCTATTCCGTGATAGTGAGACCGGAGCTATTGTGAATAAAAAGAATAATGATTATCAAGCTTATGTGTCCAACAGAAATAAACTCCTCTCCGAAAAGGAGAGGATTGATAAACTTGAATCTGATATTGGTGATATCAAACGTATGTTGCAACAATTAACAAATGGCCAATAATACAATCACTTTCAATCCTGATTCCAATGCATCTGCATTTGGTGTCAATCTGGTCATTAACACTAACACAGATTTTACCTCCACATTTAAGGTGGTAAAGCCAAATAGATCTAATTTTGATT